ACTGCAAGTGGAGGAACACCAGTAGCTAATATAGGAACTAACCAAACTTGGTGGATTGGGTCAATTGGGGGGAATTCATATCAAATGGATGCTAATTTAGGAGAATTAAAAGTATATAAATCAATACGATCTGCTTCCAATATTTTAGATGAATATAATAATACAAAATCAAGATACGGATTATAGAATATTTATACCTATGAATTATAAAAACTTAATAGAAGAATTAATTTTTGAACTATCTTATAGAGTTGGTATTCCTGATGTAAAAAATAAAGAACACCAATCAATAATATCTGAAATTCTTACCGATTGGGGAGAAATTGAAGCAAAATATATTATAATGGATTTTTTAAATGAAGAGAAAACAATAGAAGATGAAAAATATACTTCAATTGGTTACGGATACTTTGTTAAAAAAGGTGAAGAGGAAAAAGAAGACGCTCAGAAATTTAAAAAAGATGAAACTGGTAAATATATACCAATAGCTCAAAACAAATACGATTCTGATAAACAAAAACAGGGTGATGCAGGTGAAAAAGCAGCTGAACCACAAAATAAAACAAAAGAAAAAGATGGTGGTATAAATAGTGAATCAAAACCTGAAGAACCAACATCAAATATATTTGATAAAGAAACTTTAGATAGATATAAAGATGAAGAAACGGGTGGTGATGGTGAAAGCACAACCGATACAATTAATACCGCAATTACTGCATTTCAATCCGATACCGATAATATCATTTCCGGTAAAAAGAATCCTCCAGGAACTGGTGGTTCTGCAGTTGGTGAAATGTATGGTGGTATTTCTTTAAAAGAATTACATGCTAACTCCGAATTATCAGAAAAAGAGTTTGTTGATTCAAAATTTGAAGAAGTAAGAAATTCACCAATTAGCGAAGGTATGAGTGATAATGATATTAAAAAATGGTTAAAGGTATCATATAGGACAGGAGCAAGTGAATTAAATGAATTAAGCACAAATCCAAAGTACAGATATAAATCACCACAAACTCAACCATTTCCAATTCCAGTAATGGATCCAGTAAATGAAAAAGGCTCTGCAAAGAAAGAACTTTTAAAATTAATGGAAGCAAAACTTAAACAAGCTCAGGATTCTGATGATGAAACTGCTATTAAACATTACGAAAGACAAATTAGATTTATTGGGCAAAGAAAAGATACTGATAGTGGTGTTTTATATGAAACATCAGAAGGATTCGTAGGATTTAAACACACATCAAATAAAAAATCATTTTCAGATACCGTATTCAATTCCACTATAAGAGTAAGAGGTGCTATTATGTCAGAATCTTCTAAACTTATTTCTTCAAAATATGAATTAAACGAATTAGAAGCAAAAAAAATAACTGATAATATTGAAAATATTTCTAAAAAGGCAGTAGCAATTATAGAACAAGCAGCATTAGGACCAAGTGGTACAATAAATGCAAATGTATCAGATACTTTACAATTTGCTGAAAATAATAAAGTTGGTAAATTGTTTAGAAACTTGGATGGTGGACAAAGTGGAAGAAAAGATTATTTAGCAGAACTTCAATCCGATATGGAATCCAATAAAGGTTTAGGTAAAAAAGTAAATAAGTACTTATCTGATAAAGGATTACAATCACCATATAGTGATGAACAAATAGCAGGTGCTGTTATGGGATTATCAAAAGATGGAGATTTAACAGGTGATGTAACTAAATTAATCAGTAAACTATCAGATAATGTTGCAAAAGTAAGAGAAATACAAAAATCATTAAGAAAAAAATATCCAAATAAAACTGAAGAAGAATTACTTCAACTTACTAAAGAACAAATAAATAAATACAAAATCAAAAATGCAGTTCCATTTGAAGATGATGATATTAAAATAATGTTATCACCAGAAATGGATTGGATTGAAACTACTTCTGCAAGTATGAAAGATGCAATGAAAGTCTCATATAATATAATAAGTACTGAAATAGCAGAAGCAGATGAGAGATGGCAAAGAGAAAATTCACCAAAAGACCCACAACCACCGATTAACGGCCCACATACACAAGCTTATGTAAATTCTTATATGAAACAAATGCATTGGAATAGATATATTTTGGGTGAAGAGGAAGATATTGGAGATATGAATATTGAAGGATTCACAGTTAATTCACAACATATAAGAAGTTGTTTAGCATCTCTTTCAGGTTACAAAGGTGACCTTTCTACAAAAGAAGAAAAAGAGGGATTAATGGAACATCTTCGTAAAACATTAAAAATAAATAATGATGATGAATCATTAGTATTCCAATCAGAAACAGGTACCTCTCAAATCGGTAAAGAACAATATCGTACCAAAGGGGTTGGAAATAATTCACTTTTAGGAAATTTCGGTAAAGATTTACAAAAATGCCTTAAAGACAAGGTCTTTCAATAATTAAAGTTTCAATTTAAAAATTTATATTTATTGATAAAGAATTAAGGAGAGATGAATGGAAACACAATTGTTGTGCACTTTTTCAACTAAAGAAAACTATAAAATTACAATTGAGGAAATAAAAAATAGCTACAAACTGATTTATAATTATATATATGTGTTACAAAGTAAATCCAATTTAGAAGAATTATTTATTACCTATAATGTAGATACTACATATAAAACAAAACCACTAAAAGATACCATTTTAGTACATAGAAAAAAACAGTACAATACTTTATATACAATTAATGCATTAAATGAATTGGTAAAAGAACTTAATAATGGTATTTTAGATAAAAACTTTGTTATAAATTGGGATGATTATAAAAATTGTATAATTGTAACTAATTCAGAAGGTACAAAGAAAATATCTACAAGAGTATTCGAAATAATACAATTTTAATCTATTGATTTTCAACACTTTATAACCCATTGATTTTTAATGGGTTATTTTTTTGTCTAAAAAACATCAAAAAGACTTGTTTAATTGGAAAAAAAGTCGTATATTTACTATGTAAATAAGATTAAAATAAAACATAAAACTCCCCTTAATATGGAAAATTTAGTTGGACAGATGGTTGAAGTAAGAGTTTCAAAGAACGGTAAGATGGGTTCTAAAACTATTAAAGTTTGTAAGGTAAAATCAAGTTCTGTACTTTTCATTGAAGTAGATAAACCAAATCGTAAAAACATCTTTTGGAAAGTAGATAGAAAAAACATAGGAGAAGTAGGAGAAAAGACAAATGGTGAACCTTTTATATTAATGATAGATGGTATCCTCCTTTCTGATAATAAGTGGGAAAGTAGTTGGGATAGTATCGGACAACCAACAACGCCTTTTCCACATAAGCCAGGCTATGGTAGAATAACTTTCAGTAATCATTCAAAGGGATTGGCTCCAAAATTGCCTTAAACCACAAATAATCCAGTGAGTGGTTTTCCAATGATATAATAAAACTTAATATATGAAACTTAAAATGATTAATTGTATTAAATGTGGTGGTAAAATGCCAGAATTGAGATATGTGAAATATGGTTATCGTAATTGTGTAAGTTGTAGTTCGGTAGAGAGAGTAGGTGGTGTACCCATTACCAACCACAAAACCGGTAACACTATTCAAATTGTTCCCAAAGAAGTAGCAGAAAACATTATACGTCTTTCCCAAAGACAAGGATATGGCGTATGTAAAGGTATGAAACATAATTAATATGAAAATAAATTCATTACTACCACCAGTATCATTTCAATCAGTAACCGATGGTAATTTCTATATTGTAACTACTGATAAAAAATTAGGTTGGATTAAAGTTAATAGAAAATATACTTGGAAAGAATTGGAAAAAATGTGGGTAAGACCTAAATCAAATTTTGTTAAAAATGAACTTATAAAGTCAAAATCATATTCTGTTGTTGGTAGTAGTGGTAAAATTTATAAAGTTGTAAATAATGGAAGTAGTTGGAATTGTAGTTGTCCTGCGTTTGGTTGGGGTAGAGGAAAAGAATGTAAACATATAAAATCTGTAAAAAATGAAAAGTAAAACTTTTTTTAGTGAGTTTGGAAATGGACAAAATAAAGATATAGCGGTTGGTATCATTTGTAAAGATGATAGTCGATATGAGTTTTTAAAATCCCAATTTGAACTATATGGATATGGGTTTACTGATACAAAAATTGGTTGTATTTTTATAGATGGAGAAGCTGGATTAAGTGAAGCTGAACTTAAATGGGTTGAAGCTCATGAAGCAGCTCATATAAATTTGAAACATAAAATGGGTGATAGAAATGAGGAAGATGAATTTGAAGCTGACCTTTTTGCAAAATTATATTTGTGGAGACGTGGATATTATGAATCAGCGGAATTAGTTGATAAACATCTAAAAGAAAGACATGGAGATAAATTACAAAATTAAAGAAGTTAAACCACATATTTTTTCAGTAGTAATTAAAAACAATTACGATAGGGCTATGACCTTTTGTAGGGTACAAGAATATTATGAATCACCCAACCCAAAATTTAAAGGAAAACCTTTTAATATGTGGGATTATATTAAATGGTATAGTAAGAAATATGGTAAAGGATTTACTTACGCTTCTGATTGGAGTGGTTTTAATATACCATTAGAAATTGCATATAATTGTTATGATAAAAATTATGATATGTACACCCCTTATGATGAAGTTATGGAAAAAATTACCCATCAAATTTATGAAATGAACGGTGATGATTGTAATGGGTATATTATAGGTTCTGAAAATACGAAAGGAGATACTTTTCAACATGAAGTTTGTCATGGATTATATCATACCAATAAAGAGTATAGAAAATTGGCTAAGAAAAACATTAAACTTCTAAAAAAAGAACATTACGAACAATTTAAGAAAAACCTTTTAGATATGGGTTATACTAATAAGGTAATTGATGATGAAATTCAAGCATATTTTATGTTTGGTTGGAATTACGATAAGTTTGGTAAAGGTGTTAGTTTGGAGACGAGAGAAATGTATAATGATTTCTTTTGGGAGGATTTAGGAAAATTTGTGGAAAACTAATTTGGAAAATTCAAAAAAAAGTCGTATATTTGTATAGTTAAACTAAATAAAATTTAAAGTTATGGGATTAGACATGTATTTGTACAAAAAAACCTATGTAAAACGCTGGGAGAACATGGGTGAAGAAAACTACCAAATTCAGATTACTAAAAATGGTAAAGAGGTAGATGAAATAAAACCTGAAAGAATTTCCTTCATTCAGGAAGAAGTTGGATATTGGAGAAAGGCAAACCAAATCCACAAATGGTTTGTAGATAATGTTCAACAAGGAGAAGACAATTATGGTGAATATTATGTTGAAATAAGTGACCTTATGAATTTATTAAACATTTGTAAGGAGATTAAAGAAAATCCAGCAAAGGCTGAATTACTTTTACCCACACAAAGTGGATTCTTTTTTGGTGATACCAATTATGATGAGTACTACTTTCAAAATATTCAAAAAACAATTGAAATGATTGAGGCTTTATTAAAAGAACAGTCTTTTGATAAAAATGGTAGAGCATATTTTTTGGGTGATTTCTACTACACTTCATCTTGGTAAAATAATTCAAATAAATAATATAATATGAAAGGGTTTAGAGATTTAGCATTTGAACCACATCCATACCACACTGGTGGTGTCCTCGCCCGTATAGATTTTGATAATGGGTATGGTGTAAGTGTAGTGAAAAGTATATATACCTATGGTGGTGATAGGGGATTGTATGAATTGGCGGTATTTAAAGATGGCGAAATTCATTACGATAATCCAGTTGCACAAGGTGATGTTGTTGGTTATTTAAGAGAAGAAGATGTTACCGATGCTATGTTAGTAATTCAAAAATTTAAATTATGAGTATATTTAAACAACCCAAATTATATTTGGTACTAATTTTTCTAGCTTTTCTAACTTCTACTGTTTTGTATCTAAAACAAAAAGAAGAACTTATTAAATGTCAGACTGATAAATACCATATCGATGGTGGTGATATTGAAAAGGCAAGATTAGAATATCAAAGGGATAGTTTGCAAGCTGAATTATTTGTGAAATCTATTGAATTAGGAAGGTATGAAGATGCATTTTCAATCTTTACAGAAAAAAATCCAAAAGCATCGGAACAATTTAGTGATATAATTTTAAAAGAAACTGAATAAAAAATGGAAAGAAAAATCCTAAAACAAGAGCCTAAAAAGGAAATACACATGAATGTATTACCTAAAGAAGATGAAATAAGGGCAATTCAATATGATGATCCTCGATTGATTAGAGAAATTGAAGAAATGTATCCTGAAATGACTGATGAATTTAAACGAATTATGTTTACACAATACGAATTATTTTGTAAGAAACAATCAAATTATGGGCCATCAAATATTTCAGTAGGAACTTCATTAGAAAATGAAGATGATATAAAACTATCTTTGACTGGTCTTTGGTTTAGAATTAATGATAAAATTCAGAGATTAAAACAGTTGGTTATTTTAAACAAAAAAGATAGTGTAAATGAATCAATTGATGATACATTTATGGATTTATCAGTATATGGTATTATTGCTCAAATTGTTAAAAATGGAAAGTGGGCAAAATAAGTTTTTGAGTAAAAAAATCTACAAAATTTCGGTGTGATTTTTGAGATTTTTTATATTTATAAGTACACACCGCGAGTAGGAAAGACTCGTAAATAAAACCATAAAACAACTTAATTATTAACATTTAAAACGAAAAGAAAATGGCATTAGACATTACCGCAATTAGAGCAAGGCTCGGAAAATTGCAAAACACTCAAAAGAAAACCGAAGCGTTGTGGAAACCCACACCCGGTAAACATCAAGTTCGTATTGTTCCCTACAAATTTAACAAAGACAATCCATTCATCGAACTTTATTTTCATTACAATATTAACAACAAAACTTATCTATCACCCGTTTCATTTGGTAGACCCGACCCAATCGTTGAGTTTGCTGATAAATTGAAACGTATGGGAGATAAAGAAGATTGGAAGGCAGCTAAGGCTATGGAGCCAAAGTTGAGAACTTTCGTACCTATTATTGTTAGGGGTGAAGAAGGAGATGGTGTACGTTTTTGGGGATTCGGTAAAACTGTGTATCAAGAAATTTTAGGATACATAGCAGATCCAGATTATGGAGATATAACCGACCCAACTGCGGGAAGAGATTTGACTGTGGAATATGTATCTGCTGAAGATGCAGGAACATCATATCCAACTACAACATTAAGAGTAAAACCAAACCAGACACCACTTTCAGAAAATACTGAAAAGGCCAAATCTTTTATAGAAGACCAAACAGCAATTACTGAATTGTATCAAGAACTTTCTTACGATGAATTGAAAACCGTATTAGAAAGTTGGTTAGACCCAACAAAATCAGCACAATCTACACAAACTGAAAAATCAGTAGCAGAAGAAACATTAAGTACCAAATCTGTTTCACATGATTTAGGAGGTCCTGTTGAGAAAGAAACTAAAAAAGTTTCAAAAACAACTTCTGATGTAGAGGCTGCGTTTGATGATTTATTTAACTCTTAATTAATTCCTTTTTATGGCAAAAAAACAAGCTGTCGATTTGGCAGACATCCTTGCGGATGAACTCAATAAACAATCAAAAGACCAAAAAGTAGCATTTTTTTTAAATGATGATGCAACTCCAACTAACGTTGAGGGTTGGGTATCAACAGGCTGTGCTATGTTAGATGTTGCGATTTCAAATCGTCCATACGGTGGTTTGCCTGTTGGTAGAATTGTTGAAATCACTGGATTAGAACAAAGTGGTAAATCTCTTTTATCAGCCCACTTACTTGCAGAAACTCAAAAACAAGGTGGTGTTGCTGTTTTAATTGATACTGAAACTGCGGTTAGTAGAGATTTTTTAGAAGCAATCGGTGTGGATATTTCTAAACTTCTTTATGTATCTGCGGATTCAGTAGAACAAATTTTTGATTTTACTGAAACAATAATTGAAAAAGTAAGACAAACTGATAAAGATAGATTGGTAACTATTGTAACCGATTCAGTAGCAGCGGCTTCAACAAAAACTGAACTTGCAGCTGATTATGGTAAAGATGGTTACGCTACTGATAAAGCAATTATCATCTCAAAGGCAATGAGGAAGATTACCAATATGATTGGTAGACAAAAAATTCTCCTTGTTTACACAAATCAACTTCGCCAAAAGTTAAATGCAATGGCATTTTCTGACCCTTGGACAACATCTGGTGGTAAAGCACTTGCTTTCCACGCATCTGTAAGATTACGTTTGAAAGGTATGGGTCAAATTAAAAGTAAAGTAGGTGGACAAGATAAAATTGTTGGTATGAAAGTTCGAGCACAGGTTATCAAAAACCGAATGGGCCCACCATTAAGAGCTGCTGATTTTGATATCTTCTTTGATAGAGGTATTGATAACTATGGTAGTTGGTTAGGCGTAATGAAAGAATATAAAATTGTAAAACAGGCTGGAGCTTGGTATGAATATACTGATACAGATAGTGGAGAAATTATCAAATTCCAATCAAAAGATTTTATAGGATTGATGGGAGAAAGAAGTGATGTAAAAGAACAAATTTATAAATCTATTTGTGAAAATACTATTCTTCAATATAAATCAGATACTATGGATATTGAAAGTCTTGAAGTTGATGGTGAAATGGTTGGAGAAGATTAAAAAACAAATATATGAGTAAATTATATGAAATGTTAAAAGCAACTGCAATTGCTGATAAAACTAAAGCATTATTAACTTTGGAATTATTAGAATATAAAGCTGTGGGAATAGGTGACCATTCAACCGAAGATTTTTATAAAAATGCGGAAGATGCACTAAAAATGTTAGTCGATGCAAATGATAGATTAGAAGCTTTAGAAAAATATTTTCCACTACAATAATGAAAGAACTTTACAAAGACATACTTAATTCGGTAGAGAAAGAACACAATGAAAATATCGATAAACATAAAAACACCAGAGTTCTTATTATCGATGGTTTGAATACATTTATTAGGTGCTGGTCATCTATTCCTACAATGAATGATGATGGTGACCATGTTGGTGGTGTAGTTGGTGTTCTTAAATCAATTGGTTACGCAATTAGAATGACTCAACCGACAAGATGTATTGTAGTGTTTGATGGTAAAGGTGGTTCTCAAAAGAGAAAAAAAAGATTTGATGGATATAAATCCCAAAGAGATTCCAATAAACTCCGAGTAAACCGTCAGTATGCAGATTTGATGAATGATGAAGATGAGAAAGAATCAATGAAACGCCAATTCGTTTGGCTAATAAAAATTCTTGAATATCTTCCAGTCACAACAATGATATATGATGGTGTAGAGGCTGATGATGTAATTGCATATATTTCAACTCAACTTCTTAAAGAGAATGAACAGGCGGTGGTAATGTCTACTGATAAAGATTTCCTCCAATTAGTAGATGATAAAACCATCGTCTGGTCACCTACCAAAAAGAAAATTTATAATAAAAAAAGTGTTAAAGAAGAATATGGAATTGAATCTCAAAATTTAATACTATATAGAATATTAGATGGTGATACATCTGATAATATTCCTGGTGTATATGGGTGTGGTATAAAAACTTTAATCAAAAGATTACCAGAAATTACAGATACAAAAAAGCTTTCAGTTAATGATCTCTTTACACTTTGTGAAGAAAAAAAGATTGAGACAAAAAATAAAATTAAATTATACGGAGAAATATTAGAATCTAAAGAGCAAATTCTAATGAATAGGGAATTAATGCAATTAGATAATCCCGATATTAGTGGTATAATTAAAATGCAAATTTTAGAAAAATTTAATGAAGAATTAAATCCATTGAATAAAATTGATTTTATTAAAATACTTTTAAAGTATAAAGTTATCAATAATTTTGGTGATATAAATGATTGGTTAAAAACAACATTCAATAATTTTGTAATTGAATAATATATGATAATAGATTTTAATCGATTTGTAATATTTTATTCAAATAATTGTTGGATTCTTACCAAAGAAAAAGTTGCATCTTCATATCTGAAGGATAGATTTGAAACTGAATGGTTGGAAGTTGATATAAATAATTTTTCTTTAGAGATTCATCATATTAATTTTGAACATACACAAAATGCACAAATTTCTAAACAAAATTATGCTGAGATACAAGAAAAATTCGAATCTGATTGGAATGACCTGATTTCCAATAACAACAAATCTAATAAATTTATTTTTTTGCTGAGAAATCCAATTAATAAATTCATAACTGGATGGGTACAAGATTCTATATTACGAAAATTAAATGATGGGTATCGTCAACGAGAATATGAAAGACTTGAGACTATATTCACAAATGATGAAGTTAAATCATTTTCAAATTATATAACCAATAGGATAACTAAAGAACAACAATTAGGCCAAATTTATTTTCCAGATGTTGAAGATTTACCATTAAAATATAAAGATATTTTTGAAGAATTTTGTTTTCCAAAAAATAATGATTTTTTTAAAAATGACATTCAAACTTATTTAGATTTAACAACAGCAGGACATCCTTCTGAAAATTTATATCTGATATGGAGATTGTGTTTTGGTAAATCTATAAATTTTGATTGTAGTGATATTCATATAATTGATATAGATTTACAACATTTAGAATTAAGTTTAGGTGAAAAATTTGACATTCGCTTTGTTGAAAAAAATGTAAATTACAACAAAAGAGGTGAATATTTAAAGAATAGAGCATATAGTTATTTAGCTAAAAATCACAAATGTGTTAATAGTATTTTACAAATAGAGATATTATTTTGGTATGAAATTATAAACAAAATATATCCAAAAGAACGATACGATTCAAATATATCTTCATTGTTAAAACCAATAACATTATATAAAAAAACCTACTTCATACCAGAACATTTAGATTTTTATAATTTTCAAACTCATATGAATTGGTTTACATATGAACCAAAAGTGGTTCATTTAACTTATACGAATTAGTGGAAAATATTAAAGATTATTTTAAGAAGTTTTATGGAATGACACCATATCTTCGAATTGAAGAAGAAGAGTGGCAGTATATTCTAAAAACATATGATAAAGATGAGATTGTAGAAACTCTATCTGAAGTATGTCATACATATCCATTACCCATACCTGTTTATACAAATGTTGAGGTATTAGAGGATTATAAAAAACTAAAAGGAACTTGGTGGCATGATATTTTAATTGAAGGAGATTGGTTTCCAAGAAATGGTAGAGAAAGTAAATATCCACTTACGTTTGATGGTAAGTTTATGTACTTTAAAAAGTATACCGTTGGCAATAAAGCATCTAATAAATTCCACGTAGAAAATCGATATAAAGTTGATTGGGTAAGAGGCCCATCCGGTTGGAGAACGTGGCAGACGGTTGATGGTATTAAAACAATTGTAAGAGCATTCTTTACATTGGATAAGGTACTCACCGATGTAAACATTAATAGTTTAAAAATGGCAATGAATTTAAGAAAATACGTTGCATCTCAATTTAAACCTAATGTTGCTAAAGCGTTATATGATTATTTTAAATCAGAAAATGTTTTAGATTTTTCTGCAGGATGGGGTGATAGATTTGCAGGATTCTATACGGCAGAAACTACTAAACATTATGTAGGTATAGACCCTAACTTAAATAATCATCCAAACTATCTTTTGCAAGAAGAATATTATAAAAAAAATCAAACTTTCTTTGAAGAACCAAAAAAGGCAACATTTATTCCACACCCGGCAGAAGATGTAGATTATTCACAATATGAAAATTATTTTGACACAATTTTTACATCACCTCCTTATTTTAATACTGAAAGATATTCAGATCATGATACTCAATCTTATTTGAGATATAAAAAAATTGATGATTGGAATACTAATTTTTTACATAAGGCATTAAATAAAATGATACCAACTCTTAAAAAAGGTGGAATATTGGCAGTTAATATTTCTGATGTGTATTCTGCAGTAGATGGGGGTTATGTAGACATAACAAATTCTATGAATGATTTCCTCCATTCTAGGGGTTTAAAATACAGAGGGTGTATTGGTATGGAAATGACAAAAAGACATAATAGTGGGGGTGCAGGAACGGCCGTATCCGATTATTTTACAGAGGAATCGAAGAAACAAGCTGAAGAAGGTAAAAATCAAGCATTTGGAGAACCAATATGGATATGGGAAAGATAATTTGGATAATTAAAAAATTATTCGTATCTTTGTAAAAAATTATAAATAAATGCAAGAAGTAGATACATTACAGCGATATGGTCAATCCTTTCAATCAAAGGTAGTATCGGCCCTTATAACTGATAATAAATTTTTAGATACTATATCTGAAATTACTACTACACGTTTTTTTGAAAGTGAGGCGAACAAGTGGATTGTTGGTGAAATAATTGATTATCACAAAGAATATAGAAAACCACCTACGTTAGATGTATTCAAAGTTAAATTATCCAAAATGGATAATGAGATTTTGAAAAAAACTGTAATTGAACAACTTAAACATATTTTTACCCAAGTTGGTAATGTTGATTTGGATTATATCAAAAATGAGTTTACTGATTTTTGTAAAAACCAAAACCTAAAAAATGTTATTTTACAATCGGTTGATTTATTAAAGGCAGGTTCTTATGATAGAATTAAGGATTTGGTAGATAAGGCAATGAAAGTTGGTATTGAAAATGATTTAGGTCACGACTATCTTTTAGATTTTGAAGAAAGAGCATCTGATGTAAAAAGAAATACTGTACTTACTGATTGGAAACCAATTAATGATTTAATGGACGGAGGATTGGGGCCAGGTGAATTGGCTGTTGTAGTTGCCCCATCGGGTGTTGGTAAGACATGGATACTTACGGCTTTAGGTGCATCTGCTGTTAGACAAGGACTATCAGTTGTACACTATACAATGGAACTTTCTGAACATTATGTTGGTGCAAGATATGATACTGTATTTACACATATTGCATCTTCTCAATTAAAGCAAAAAGTAGAAGAGGTAAAACAAAAGATTAAATCATTAAGAGGTAAACTCCTTATCAAATATTATCCACCTAAAGGTATAACTGTTAAAAAATTACAATCACATATTGAAAAGATGATTGCATCAGGAAATAAACCTGATTTGATTATTGTGGATTACGCTGACCTTTTACTTTCACATTCCAATAAAACTGATTCTACTTACGCAGAACAAGGAGGAGTGTATATTGACCTTCGTGGTATGGGTGGTGAATTAGAAATACCTGTTTGGACTGCATCACAAACAAATCGTTCAGCGATAGATTCAGAAGTTATTGAAGCTGATAAGATTGCAGATTCATACGCTAAAGTAATGAATGCCGATTTCATTATGAGTTGGAGTAGAAAATCAAAAGATAAATTAAACAACACCGCCCGTTGTCATATTATGAAGAATCGATTCGGACAAGATGGTATTACATTTCCTTGTAAAATGGATACCAACAATGGGTTTATTGAAGTATATGAAGGAAATACACCTGATGGAATTTTAGCTACGAAAGAATCAGCAAGTGGACAATTGGTACAAAAACAGCTACTTATGAAAAAGTATGTTGAAAATATGGGATAATGCTAAATTATGATTCTTTAACTAAATTTATTGATATTGATCTAATTGATGGGTTGTATGATTATGTCACAAAAAATATAAGAAAAATTGAAGATATAGATTTTGCAGTTAATACAATATTTCAATATCATAGAAAAAAAGGATTTCCACATTATAATGTTCCAAAACATAAACGATTAGAACAACTCAAATCGTTAAAAAGATTTGATGAAAAAACAATTTTAAAAGATGGTAAGTTAGACCAAACAATGCATGGATTATCTCTTGCATGGTCATACTTTCCACACTGGGTGGAAGTAGAGTGTGGTGGTAGTAAGATGAGACCAATAGATTATTGGAATGATGATGATAAGTTTAAAGAGATAATAAAAAAAACTTGGAAGTGGCAATTAAAACATGGAAATGATACATTTACCCTTAATAGATTAAGACAAAACTTTAAAATCTATGGAGGTAATCAATCAGTATCAAACTTTCGGCCATCGGTTGCAAAATGGATATATAACACATTTGCTGATAATGGTGTAATATGGGATATGAGTTGTGGATGGGGTGGTAGATTATTGGGATTTATTTCATCTAATGCAAAAAAATATATTGGAACTGAGCCTTCGACAAAAACATACGAAGGTTTATTACAATTAAATAAAGAACTAAACTTTAATAATAAAGAAGTAGAGATTCATAAATTAGGATCTGAAGTTTTTAGACCAGAAAAAGAATCATTAGATTTATGTTTTACATCGCCTCCGTATTTTGATACCGAAAAGTATTCAGATGAAGAAACTCAATCATATAAAAAATATCCAAATGAAACCGATTGGATTAATGGGTTTTTAAAACAGACAATTAGTAATTGTTATTTTGGATTAAAGCCTGGTAAAAAAATGCTAATTAATATAGCAAATACTACCAAATATAAAAACATTGAAAGTGAAACAATAAATGTTTCAGAACAAATTGGATTTAAACACATAGATACTTTATATTTGATTTTATCATCAGTATCAGGTAATGGAAAGAAGTTAGAACCAATTTTTGTGTTTGAAAAATGAAAGTAATATATCAAAAAATTATTATATACATGAGCATAAATTAGGAAAATATGTAACAATCAAAAGATAAAAAAAAATTTACAAAAAACGATTTTGTTTTTTAATATATACAATAGTTATACTCACCAACACACTCCTCCGTTGGTGTACAAACAAAACTTAAAAAGGATTAATTTATGGCAAATTCACAAGAACTTTTCGAACAGATGAAAGAATTGTTTGAGCAATTCGAAAAAGAACACAATGGTAGTACAAAGGCTTCAAAATCAAGAGCACGTAAGGCAATTGGAGAGTTAAAAAAATTAGTAACAGAATACAGAAAAGTATCAGTAGAAGAATCAAAATAAATTAGTAAGTTATGAGTAAATTATTTACCGAAAGAATTCCTTTCAAACCTTTTGAATATTCCATATACTATAATGAAGGTTGGTTGAAACAAGCACAGGCTTTTTGGCTTCATACTGAAATTCCAATGCAAATGGATGTAAAAGATTGGAACGAAAACCTTCAACCGCATGAAAAGAATTTGGTAGGTAATATCCTTTTAGGATTTGCTCAAACCGAATGTGCTGTATCTGATTATTGGACTGGAATGGTGACTAAATGGTTTCCAAAACACGAAATCCGTCAGATGGCAATGATGTTCGGTTCACAAGAAACGATTCACGCTACCGCCTATTCTTATTTAAATGAAACATTAGGGTTAGATAACTTTTCCGCTTTTTTGCACGAACCTGCAGTAGCGGAAAAGTTTCAACTATTAACTGAAACATCTGCTGATTGGACACCTGAAGATTTAAAAAATAATTCAAAGGCAAGAGTAGAGGTTGGTAAAAGTTTGGCAATATTTTCTGCATTTTCTGAAGGAGTCTCTCTTTATTCATCATTTGCAGTTCTTTACTCATTTCAAATGAGAAATCTATTGAAAGGTATTGGACAACAAATGAAATGGAGTGTTAGAGATGAATCACTTCATAGTAGAATGGGTTGTCAATTATTCCGTCACATTTGCGAAGAATATCCTGATTTACTAAAAGAAGCTAAAAAACCAATTTACGAAGCAGCAAAATTAATCATTGAATTAGAACATAAATTCATAGATAAAATGTTTGAAGAAGGGGATTTAGAAAATCTAAAAAAAGATGATTTAAAACATTTTATAATCCAAAGAGTAAATGAAAAATTAGTAGAATTGGGTTATGAAGGAAATTTTGAATACAATAAAAAGAAAGCAGAACAATTAGAATGGTTCTATCATCTTACTGGAGGACATACGCATACTGATTTCTTTGCAATAAGACCAACCGATTATTCCAAAGCGAATGAAGGAGAAGATTGGTCTAATTTATTTTAAAATCAAAGTTATATAAAATGGAAAAAGAATTAAAATTATTTCAGACAACCATATCATTTGATATATTAATTGAAAATGTAGTAGGTTGGGCAAAAGACAAAGATATTTTAAAAAAAGAAAATGCACCTAAACAATTATTGAAGGTATTGGAAGAAGTGGGTGAAACTGCTGGGGCATTACTAAAATCAAAAAACAATGAGGTTAAAGATGGTATCGGTGATTCATTTGTAACACTTATTATATTAGCTAAACAATTGGGATTAGAACCAGCAGAATGTTTAGAAGAGGCTTGGAACGAAATTAAAAATAGAAAAGGAAAAACAGTTAATGGGGTATTCGTAAAAAATTAATAATATGGCAGTAAAAAATTATGGTGAAGAATTAGGATGGGAATTAGATGTTGATTTTCCATCTTGGGGTAATACGGAGATTTATGTAAAAACAATCTCAAAAGGATACCTACTGCCAGGAGAAAAACCGAAAGATGCATATTGGAGAGTTGCCACTAAAGTTGCTCAACGATTAAACAAACCACAAATTGCAACTAAATTCTTTGATTATATTTGGAAAGGCTGGTTAAATCTTGCAACACCTGTATTATCAAATACCGGTACTGATAGGGGTTTACCAATTTCTTGTTTTGGTATCGATGTTGCCGATTCAATTTTTGATATTGGTAATAAGAATTTAGAATTAATGTTGCTTGCAAAACATGGTGGTGGTGTTGGTATCGGAATAAATCAAATTAGACCGGCGGGTACACCAATTACGATGAATGGTACATCTGATGGGGTAGTTCCTTTTTGTAAAATATATGATTCTACAATCCTAGCAACTAATCAGGGTTCGGTTAGAAGAGGAGCTGCCTCCGTAAATTTAAACATTGAACATAAAGATTTTGAAGATTGGTTGGAAATTAGAGAACCAAAAGGTGATGTGAATCGTCAATCACTTAATTTACACCAATGTGCAATCGTTGGTGATAAGTTTATGAGAAAACTACAAGATGGTGATGAAGTTGCTCGAAGAAAATGGGGTAAATTACTTCAGAAAAGAAAAGCAACAGGTGAACCATATATTTTGTATAAAGGTAATGTAAATAAACAAAATCCACCGATGTATAAACAAAATGGATTGAAAGTGTTTATGACTAATATTTGTTCTGAAATTACTTTACATACTGATGAATCACATTCATTTGTATGTTGTCTCTCTTCATTGAATTTAGCTAAATACGATGAGTGGAAAGATACTGATTTAATTTACACATCTATAATTTTTTTAGATGGGGTTCTTTCTGAATTCATTCAAAGAGGTAAAAATTTAAAAGGTTTTGAAAACGCAATACGTTCTGCAGAAAAAGGTAGAGCATTGGGATTGGGTGTATTGGGTTGGCATACTTATCTACAACAAAGAGGTATTCCATTTGAAGGAATGCAGGCTCAATTTGAAACTCGTAAAATATTTTCTCAACTGAAGATTGAATCTGAAAGAGCATCAAGAGACTTGGCATCAGAATATGGAGAACCACTGTGGTGCAGAGATAGTGGATTCCGAAATACTCACTTACGAGCAATTGCCCCAACAGTATCAAACTCTAAATTAAGTGGTGATGTATCTGCAGGTATTGAACCTTGGGCAGCAAATATATTCACCGAACAAACTGCAAAAGGTACATTTATCAGAAAAAATTATGAATTAGAAAAAGTGTTTCGTAAAATAGGAATCAATACAAAAGAAACTTGGGATAGAGTTTTAGCAGACGGTGGTTCTATACAAGGAATAGACGAATTAAACAATTGGTGTTTTTTATCTGGTAAAATTGTAGAGTGTAGTGAAGTACTAAAAGAAGATTTACCAAAAACTTTTGCGGTAAAAGATGTATTCAAAACATTTAAAGAAATTAACCAATTGGATTTGGTAAGACAGGCAGGTATTAGACAACAATATATAGACCAATCGGTTTCATTAAATTTGGCGTTCCCTGCAACGGCAGAACCAAAGTGGATAAACCAAGTGACAATGGAAGCTTGGAAACAAGGAATAAAAACTTTATATTATATGAGAACAGAATCTGTATTAAGAGGTGATATTGCATCAAAAGCTATGGATCCTGATTGTGTTTCTTGTGATGGTTAAATTTATAAATTGGAGAAAAAAATGATTGAAGTAAAAAAATTTCATGCGATTTGGTGTGGCCCATGTAGGGCACTTTTACCAGTTTTCGAAAGTATTAAGAAAAAATTTGGTAGTGTAAAATTCGAAGACATCGATGTAGATGAAAACTATCAACAGGCAGAAAAATATTTTATTCGTTCTGTCCCCACTGTGGTTATAGTAAAAGATGGTGTAGAAGTTGATAGATTCACAGGTCTTCAATCAGAAATATCCTATGTAAATGCTATCAATGAATCTTTAAATTCTTAATATGGTTTTTTTCCATTTTGATTCTGATAATAAATCTGCAAGTTCTCAACTACTTTCAAATGAAAATTTTCATAAAGCAAAAAAAGTACTGATAGCTGCAGGTGATAGCTGGACGAATCAACTTAAAGAAACTTATGGAAATGATAGAAGTTGGGTTCCTGAATTTGCTAAATTTAGAGAATATGATTTTATTATTATATCAGCCGCTAGAGGAAGTTCTGGAACTCAAATTTTTTCAAATTTAGTAAATTTAATGACCGGTGCAAATCTATCAGAAGATAGTTTTTTTAACGGGTTTTCAGATAGTTGGTTAAACTATTATTTTTTTAAAGAAAAAAAAGTAGATGTAATTGTTCAATGGACATCTATTATTAGGGATTATTCTGAATTTTCAGCATGGTATAAACCATATACTTTCGCATCTTTACCTGATTTATCAAATGATACATTTAAAAAACAAATGTACGATGAATATATTTTTGAAATTCTTAATGAAAAGTATTATTCATATAAACTTCAAATTTATAGTTGGCAACTTCAAAAGTATTTTGAAAAATGGAATATACCTTACTACTTTTGGATGGGGTTTTGTGATTTAGTTCCAGAAGATATTGAAGAAACTGATATGGATATAAGAAAATTTTTAAATAAAGATAGGTGGTTTAATTTATATGAAAAACCAAATAATATGGCTGATTATCTTTATTATACTGAAAAAAATACTTTACCTAAAAGATTAAAAGGGGTATTAACAGAAGGTGGGCCTGTGGGATTATTAAAAAACTTTTCAAATTCCTTACTCAATCTTTTTAAACAAAATGAAAAAAATACTTCATTAGAACATACTTTATTTTGTAATGATTTACATCCTTCTGTTGAAGGAAATAAAATAATTGCAAATTTACTTAATGAAAAATTTTGAAATATCAATTTTTTTTCGTAAATTTGTTTGAATAAACGGTTATGTATTTACAATATTTTGATAAATTTTATGGAATGAAACCATATCTTTATATTGATAATAAAGAATGGGAGTATATTAAAAACAATTTTAATAGAGATGATGTAAAAGAATCTTTAGCAAAGGTTGCAATGACGTATAATATACCATATGCGGACATAACTGAAAAAGAAGCAAGAGATGAATATTTAAAACTTAAAGGTATCCGTTGGAATGAATTATTTACCGAAGGAGAGTGGTTTCCAAGAAAGGCCAGCGAATCAAAATATCAGCTTACCTTTCAAGGTAAGCAACAATATATAAGAAGATTAAATACTGGAAATATTGCATCAAATTTCTTCCAACAAGCAAATCGTTGGAGTGTTGATGGCACAGTTTCACCTGGACCTAAAAGAACATGGGAAACATACGATTTTATGGTAACATTGATGGGTGGATTATACACACTTAAAATGGAAGATGTTAGTAAAAATTCTTTAAGAGTATGTTTAAGTTTAAGAAAATACATCTGTTCTCAATTTAAACCTAATGTTGCAAAAGTACTTTATGATTATGTAAAGGCTCAAAATGTTTTGGACATATCTGCAGGTTGGGGAGATCGTTTATGTGGTTTTTTTGCAAGTGAAAACGGCCAACATTTTGTTGGTGTTGACCCTCGTAAAGAAAATCATCCAATTTATAGACAACAAGCAGATTTTTATACTAAACACAATGGTTGGTTTGAAACTGAAAAGAAAGCAACTTTTTATTGTTCACCCGCAGAAGATTTAGATTTTTCAGAATACAAAGATTATTTTGATATTGTATTTAGTTCACCTCCGTATTTTAATGTTGAACGATATTCGTATGATGATACACAGAGTTGGGTACGATATAAAAATATAGATAAGTGGAATGAGTTATTTTTACATAAAACCATTTCTAATGTTTGGCCTACTATTCGTAAAGGTGGGTATTTAGCTATAAACATTGCTGATGTTTACGCGACTTCGAAGGGAGAGGGAAGAAGTTATCAAGAAATTACAAATCCTATGAATGATTACATTAAATCATTGGGTGATTCTAAATATGTTGGGTGTTTGGGAATGGAGATGGCTAAAAGACCTGGTTCTGCTGGAGCTGGTATGATAATAGAAGGTGATGAAGAAAGATATACTGATGAAGCAAAAATAAAAGCTGAAGAGGCAGAAGGTAAAACCTTTTGTGAACCTGTATGGGTATGGCAAAAAATATAAGAAGAGGAGAAAATCACCCTAATGCTAAACTTACAAACGAGCAAGTTAGACAAATTAGGGATTTATATTCAAAAGGATTTTCTACTAATGTAATAGCTCGTAATTTTAAGGTTAGTAAGTGGAATATTGAGGAGATAGTAAAAAACCGAATATGGACACATATTTAAACAATTATTTGGTAAATCCAAAAAATCAAAACGATTATAAAGAACTTGAACACACCGAACATTTTAATTTTAAAGAATTAATTAGAGCGGTAAAGTTTAATAGAAATGCACTTAAGAAATTAAAAAGAAAATAATTATAATTGTGAGCAATCCAACAGCAAAATTTGGTAATAAAACGCATACGCAAGTATTACCAACACATTTAGATATACCAATTAAAGAGCAATTCGGATTTTTTCCAACATCCGTAATTAAACCTACAAATGAAAGCAAAAAGAAGTGGAAAGATGTAGCATATTTTAACGATGGCGAGATTGATGTTAGAAAAACCAGTTCAGGAAATGATGCAAGTGGTGTACAAAAAATGTCAGAGTTCCACGCAGGTCTTTGTGAAAATATCGTAAAGTATTGGTCAATGAATGGTAGTCGTATTGTAGACCCATTCGCTGGTAGAGTAACTAGAGCAACTGTCTCATCTATGTTAGGTAGAGAATATTACGGATACGAAATAACAACAAATACTTATAATAGAGCATTGGAGCATTTTAAAAAACACAACATAAATCCAACATTGTATAATGGTGATGGTACATTGTTAAGTGAAACCAATGATGAATTTGCAGACTTGGTTATGACTTGTCCACCTTATTTTAATATTGAAAAATATGAAAGTTGTGATGGACAGTTAAGTGACATAAATGATTATAGTAAATTTATGGAAATGATGAACACTACTATTGAAAATTGTTTTAGAGTATTAAAACCAGGCGCGTTTTGTGTATGGGTAGTAGCAGATTTTAGAAAGAATATGCAACTCATTCCATTCCAGTCCGACCTTACTCAAATGTTTATGAAAAATGGTTTTATTAATTACGATTTAGTAGTTATGGAAAATATTTCACCATGGGCTAGTATGGCAATCGCACAGGCGGCCTACAAACGATACACATTTAAAGTACATGAATATGTGATGGTATTTAAAAAACCAGGTGAATACATAGTGCCCGATTATTGTAGTATGGATAAACCAGAAGTGAAATCGGTACAAAACTTTTTTTCCTTTTAAAAAATTTATATATGACAAAAAAACAATTATTTGGTAAATTCAAATTTTTTTCGTATCTTTGTATAAAATAATTATATGGCAGTATCAATCAAATTCGTAGACAAAACTGATAAAATACCTGAAATAAAAGGTGTTCCAAAAGTACCAAAAGAATTTTCAAAAAAAATGATTAGTAAAGATGGAAAGACAGTAGTTTACTATGTAGAAAAACAATATGGATGGGAAAGTAAATTATGGCCAAAAATGCTGATGTCTTCTGTACACCCTACTGATAAAAATTTTGTTGAAATTACAATTCCAATACAAAGAATAGATTAAATTTTAAAACTATGATAAATCGTTACAATGAAGTTGAGTTACAATCAAACTATAATAAGTTTATTGAAGCTCTGAAAAAATCGTTAAGTGGAGAGCGATTGGAAAAATTACTCCAAATGTACTCAATGGATGAGTTGGGGCCTAATTTAATGTTATCTCCTGCAAGTGGAAATATTAATTATCACAACGCATATGAAGGCGGATATATTGACCACGTTTTAAACGTAGCAAGAAATTCACTTCGTATGATGAAGTTATATCAAGAAGCAGGTGGTGTTGTTGATTTTACACAAGAGGAATTGCTTTTTTCTGCATTCCATCATGATTTAGGAAAATTGGGAAGTAAAGGAAAATTGCATTATGTAGAAAACCCATCAGATTGGCACGTTAAGAATCAAGGAAAAATATATATTAGTAATCCTGAATTAACATATTTTACTCATACTGATAGAACATTTTTTACTTTGCAAGAATATGGTATTCAATATTCTGAAAAAGAATATTTTGGTATTAAACTTACCGATGGTTTATACGATGAAGATAATGAAAAATATTATAAAGTTTTTGATACATCTAAATTTCTAAAATCAAATATACAATTTTTACTTCATTGGGCAGACCACATGAGTACTTGTATTGAAAGAGATAAGGAAATGAAAGCTCCATTTTAATTTATGTGTGGAATAATTGGTGGAAATAATTATAATTCTGAAACCATAGAATCTGGTTTAAAAAAAATAATTCATAGAGGTAGAGATAATTCAACAATTGAAAAAGTTGGAGATTTCTACTTTGCTCATAATAGATTATCTATTCAAGATTTATCAGATTCAGCTAATCAACCATTTTGGAACGAAGAAAAAAACGTTTGTTTAGTTTATAATGGTGAATTGTGGGGTAGTAATCTTACATCTGAATTAAAAACTAAAATCAATATTCCATTTAGAACATCATCTGATACTGAAATAATTCTTAATGCTTATTTAGAGTTTGGTATTGAATCGTTTAAAGATTTAGATGGAATGTTTTCTTTTTGTATTATTGATACTAGAATATCAAAAGTTTATTTAGTGAGAGATTATATTGGTGAACTTCCATTTTGGTATTCAATTGATAAAATGACAAATAAAATATCATTTTGTTCAGAAAAGAAAGGATTACCACTTTCAGAAATATATGAAAAAAGTGTGAACACCGTTTATCCAGGAACTTATATTGAGTATGATTATGATTCATTAAATCATAAAATAAAAACGTATTATAAAATTCCAAATCAAATAATAAATGATGATAGAGATACGATTATTAAGAATATAAGAATTTTATTAGAAAAGGCAGTAGAGGCAAAAATGATTTCAGATGTACCTATTTGTACTATTTTAAGTGGAGGTATCGATTCTGTTATATCAACATATTTGTTATCAAAGAAAGTACCAAATTTACAGGCATTCGTTGTATCTATGGGTGAGGGTGATGGTGTAAATGATGATATTAAATATGCCAGAATTGCAGCTAAAGAGTTTGGTGTAAAATTAAATGAAATTATTCTTACCGAAAAGGATGTAATTGATTCTATTGAGGAAACACTTTACGTTATTGAACAGGCTAGATGGCAAAATGTAGGTTCAGCAATTGCTCAAATAGCATTAGGTAAGAAGATAAATGAGATGGGATATAAAGTTGTTTTTAGTGGTGACCTTTCCGATGAAATTTGGGGAAGTTATGGTCATATTCAAGCATTTTATTACACACCAGAATCATACGATTTAGCTAGAAGAAAGTTGGTAGAAGATGTTCATAAAACAAACTTCTTAACTACCAATCAATCTATAATGTGGGGTGGTACTGTTGAAATTCGTACTCCATATAGTTGGAGACCGTTTGTAGAATACTCTCTTAATATTCCACCACTTTATCAGAAAGAAAATGGACACATGAAACCATTGTTAAGAGAAGCTTTCAACGGTGAAATTTCTGATGAACTTTTATGGAGAAAAAAAGTATTCTTTGCTCAAGGTGCTAAAACCGCTGAATTAGTTGAAAAACGAAAGAATGAAATGAAACAAAAACTTAAACAACTATTTCAATATAAAGATAGTTTGAATATAAAAAAGTTTTGGGATGCTTAATATTATAAAAATAAAAGAAGAAGGTGATGAAATGAATAAAGTTATAGAAGAGTCTATGGCGATTATTAATTTATATCCTGAAATTTTTCCACATTTATATAAACAAGGATTTAAATTAGTTGGTAGAATTAAAAAAGGAAATTTGATTTTGCAAGATGGTGTAATTATAACATTTACGCAATATACAAATGGTGGTAAACTTTCTCCTAATGCAAAAACAATAAAAAAGGCAAAAGATTTTATAATTCATCAGATTGCTTCAGACCAATCACAAAAAGGAGCAACAAAAAAAGTTTTAGATAAGTTTGTAGAATATTGTAAATCAAAAGGTGCAGGTAATATACTCTTAACGGTTAGAGCCTTTAATGAAAAGGCTAGAAAATTTTATGAAAGATATGGGTTTGAATTTGATTCTGATATTAATTGGAACTCAAAACAAACTGGAACTATACCTGGTGTAATTTATAGATTAAAGTTAGAAAAAATTAAAAGTAAAAAATTCTTTACTTGTAGTTAAAATATGGCATATCAAAACATATATTATCAAAGAGAAAGAAATCTTATACATCTTTGGGATGATAAATTGGGCTATAGATCATATCCGTATTCACGATATGCGTACGAAAAAGCATTAAAGGGTGAATATGTTTCAATATATGGTGATAGATTAACTAAAATTTATAAGTTCACAAAAGATGATCCTACATTATTTGAATCAGATGTTGCTGAAACTACCAGAGCATTAGTAGATGCTTATTCAGAATCCGATGACCCATCGACTGGTCATATTATTCTTACTTACGATATTGAGTGTGAAATGATAAGTGGGTTACCTGATCCAGAAAGGGCAGAAAATGAAATAACTTCTATAGCATTTCATGACTCAGCTACGAATCAATATTGGGTTCTTATTTTAGATAAAGACGGTGTAGTAAAACAAAAACAAACCGAAAAGGCAACAATTATTCCTTTTAAAGATGAGAGAGATTTACTATTAAAGTATTTGGATTTATACGAATATATAAATCCATCAATCGTAACAGGTTGGAATATCGATTTTTTTGATACTCCAATGTTATATAATAGAATTAAAAGAGTATTGGGTGAAAGACATGCTAATAGATTGTCACCAATAGGTGAATGTTTTTGGTCACCATATCGTAAGAGATATTTTATGGCAGGTGTTTCTTATTTGGATTATATAACTCTATACAAATATTATAATTATGGAGAACTTCCAAACTATCGATTAAGTACTGTTGCTCAAATTGAATTAGGTCGAGGTAAAATAGAATATACCGGCAATTTAGACCAATTAATGAAAGATGATATTGAAAAGTTTATTGAATATAATCTTACAGATGTTGAATTAGTAGTATCATTTGATAAAAAATTAGAATTCATTGATTTATGTAGAAATATCTGTCATACTGGACACGTTCCTTATGAAGATTTTGTTTATTCATCTAAAGTATTAGAAGGTGCTCTATTAACATATCTTCGAAGAAAAGGATTGGTTGCACCAAATAAACCTGCAGATAGACAGGAAAAAATGCAAGAATTGAGAGATAATAATGAAGAAAAATTTATTGGTGCGTATGTAAAAGACCCAATTGTTGGTAAGTATGATTGGATTTATGACTTGGACTTAACATCTCTATATCCATCAATCATTATGACTCTAAACATTTCACCTGAAACCAAAATAGGTAAAATTTTAGATTGGGATGCCAATAAATTTATGAAAGGAGAAGTGGATTATTACCAAATTGGTGAGGAAAGAATTAGTAAAGAAAACTTACGAAAGTATTTAGATGAATCACAATATAGAATTGCATCAAATGGGGTTCTTTATTCATCAGATAAAGTTGGTTGTATTCCTGGTATATTAGATTTGTGGTTTCAAAAAAGAGTTGAATATAGGCAATTAGAAAAAAAGTATGGTAAAGATGGCGATATGGAAAAATATGCCTTTTACGGCAAAAGGCAGTTGGTTCAAAAAATTCTACTTAACTCTCTTTATGGTGTTCTTGGTCTTCCTGCCTTTAGGTTTCACGATATTGATAATGCTGAAGCTGTTACACTCACAGGACAAACTGTTATCAAGAGTACGGCGGAAATGGCGAACATTAAATACAACAAAGAGTTAGGTACAAAAAATGTTGATTCAAACATCTACATAGATACTGATTCGGTATTCTTTTCAGCAGTTCCTCTTATGGATAAAAGGTATCCAAATTGGAGAAATGAAGAACAAGATACTATTGCAGGTTATGTTGATGGTATTGCCGGAGAAGTTCAAGATTATCTAAATAATTTCTACAATATACTTTCAGTAAAGGTATTTAATGTTCCAGCTGATAAACATCGTTTTGAAATTAAAAAAGAGTTTGTTGCAAAAGCTGGATTGTGGGTAGCAAAGAAAAGATATGCTCAATGGATTATTATGAATAATGGTATTCCAATGGATAAGTTAGATGTAAAGGGATTGGATGTTAAAAGGTCATCTTTCCCAAAGGCATTTCAAGATATTATGGCAGAAGTTCTTATATCAATTCTACGAGGCGAAACCGAACAACAAATATCAGATAAAGTTCTTGCATTCAAAAAGAAAATGACAGAATATGATGTTAAAGATGTTGCTAAAAATTCAGCAGTAAAAGAACTTACTAAATATATGGGTAAAAAAAGAGCACGATTTCAAGTTGAAAAAGGAACTCCTGCTCACGTTAAGGCAGCAATTGCGTATAATGATTGTTTAATACATTTTGATTCTCCTTACAAGTACACACCAATGGGAAATGGTGATAAAGTAAAATGGGTGTATTTAAAAGATAATCCGTTAGGTTTAGAAGGATTGGCATTTACTGGATATCAAGATCCTCCAGAGATTGAAAATTTTATCAAAACTTATGTAGATTACAATAAGATTTTTGAAAGAGAATTGAAAGGTAAATTACAAGATTTCTTTACCGCAGTTGGTTGGGGAGAAGTGGTATCAGAACAAAGAACAGCTGAAAAATTTTTTAGTTTTTAATATGAATGATTCATATTTCTCAATTCGTAAAATATATTTTTAAAATAATTTGGATAATTCATAAATTATTCGTATATTTGTATAAATTTTAAATTAAACTGTATGGAAAAACAAAAATTAAATCGTTTCGTAAGCAAGTACAATCTTGCAGGATTAGTAGAATCCGTAAAATGGGAATCAAAGGATGGTTCATTAAACACTTCATTCATTTCTGATGATAAGTCAGTTTTAGGTTCAGTTACACTTAAAGAGTTTGAATCAACAAATGCAATATTAGGTGTGTATGATACATCAAAACTTTCAAAAATGTTGTCTACATTAGATGATGATATTGAATTTTCTATTCAAGAAGTGGATAAAAAATCAGTATCTTTAAAGTTCAAAGATAAATCTACATCTGTGAACTATATGCTAGCTGACCTTTCAGTTATTCCAAATGTTCCAGATTTGAAACAACTACCAAAATTTGATATTGAAATTAAATTAGATTCTAATTTTATTAACAAATTTATTAAAGCAAAAAGTGCTTTGGCAGATGAAAACAACTTTACTTTTACTTGTAAGAGTGGTAAGGGACAAATCGTATTGGGTCATTCTAACATCAATACTAACCGAATTTCAATTGATGTTGATTGTAAGTGTAATGGTGATGTAGAACCAATTTCTTTTTCAGCAACGTATCTTAAAGAGATTCTTGTTGCAAATAAAGAGGCATCCGATGCAACTCTTAACATTTCAACACAAGGATTATCACACATTCATTTTGAAATTGACCAATATGTTAGTGATTATTATCTTGTAGAAATCCAGTCATAATTAATGAGTAAGTACTTTTACGAAAGAAGTAAATTTTCCGAATTTAAATCCAACACATCTTATCATCGGTTGTTAGAAATGACCGATGATGAGTTTATTGTTTGGGCTAAACTATTGCGTAAAGAAGTCACTAACCAATGGGATATTAGTGGAACTCCTCCTGTAATTGGTAAAGATGAAAAAAGTATCATTGAAAACTTCAAAAAACTTAAATCAAATCCAGCTGATTATTTGGAAAAAGATTTAAGTGGTGATGATGAATCATTGGGTATTATTCAAAACTTTAACAAAGATGCATCAGTTGTAAATCAGTTTTTTCCAACAATGTTAAAAACTAAAATAACAACTGGTAAATCTGCAGATGGTGGGTTATCAATCTACGATCATTTTGCTGACCCTAATCTTGAAGAAACATTTGTAAAGATTATGAGAAGGGCGGTAAAAAGGGATTCAATGTATTCTTGGTCAAAATCAATTGTTGATAAAAAAGATGAAAATCCTTTTTGGAATGGACAAGGTGCGATAGATTTCATAAAAGATATACACAATGGAAATGTATTCATTGGAGAATGGTCTAATTGTCAAATTTGGATTTCAAAAGTAAACACCAGAACAATTGAAAATTATGGAACATTCAACAAAGAATATATTGGTCATGGTAATTTGTATTTAACTGCAACACAAGTACAACAACTCAAAAATGAAGGTTTTTTAACAAAAACACAACTATCAAACATTAATAGAATAGAAGAATCACATACATCTGATACTGGAAATGTACAACATTATGTATATCAAATCAGATGGTATAATAAAACCGATGGTATTTTTCCAAAAATTCTACAAGTATTTCGTTTGAGTTGTGGACAACCCGCCGTAAACTTTCCTGCATTGACTGCTAAATGGATTTACGAAAACTATACAAATCATATTGATCAAAAAGAACCTTTGGTAATATATGATTCTTCATCTGGATGGGGTGGTAGAATAATTGGTGCAATGAGTACTCGTAAGAAAGTACACTATGTAGGTACTGACCCGAATCCTGATAATTTTATTAATGAGTTGGGTATATCAAGATATGAATATGTTGCAAAATTCTATAATGATAAATGTGTTGATGATTATTCAGAAAAACTTACTCAATTCTTTGAAGTTAAAAAGCAAGGAAATACATTCGAACTATTTCAGGATGGTTCGGAGTTAATATCAAATAATCCAATATTTCAGAAATATAAAGGTAAATTAGATATTTCATTTACATCACCGCCTTACTTTAATAGAGAACAATATTCACAAGATGAAAAACAATCATTTAAGGCGTATGGTGAATATGATGATTGGAAGGATAATTTTTTACGCCCTACATTAACAACTATTTATGAATATCTTAAAAATGATAGATATATTCTTTGGAATATCGCAGATATTAAAATTGGAGAAAATACTTATTATTCATTAGAACAGGATTCAATTAATATTCTAAAAGAATTGGGGTGTGAATATAAAGGTAAAATTAAAATGTTGATGACACGAATGGTAGGATTAGACCCTTCAAAAACTGGAATCAAAAATTCAGTTGAATATGAAGATAAAGTATATAAATTTGAACCTATATTTGTATTTCATAAAAAATAAATTATAAAATTATGGCATTCTTCGAAGAAAATAATGAAACTCAAAAAGCTGATAATTCACTTTGGGTAGAAGCATACCGTCCTAAAAAATTAGAAGATTATGTTGGTAATGAACATCTAAAAGAAAAAGTTAAAGGATATATTGAAAATAATGATGTACCACATTTACTTTTTTATGGAAAGGCAGGAACTGGTAAAACTACACTTGCAAAATTAATTGTAAATTCAATAGATTGTGATTACATTATAATCAATGCATCCGATGAACGTAATGTTGATACCATTAGAGATAAAGTAAAGGGGTTTGCATCTACAATTGGATTTAAAAAATGGAAAATTATTGTATTAGATGAGGTTGATTATATGAGTTATTTAGCACAACCAATGCTTCGTAATATTATGGAAACCTTTTCAAAACATTGCAGATTCATTTTGACGTGTAACTATGTAGAAAAAGTAATTGAACCAATTCAATCACGTTGTCAAACTTTTCAAATTATACCACCAACTAAAAAAGATGTTGCTGTATCTATTTCAAAGATTTTAACATCAGAGGGAGTTAAATTTGAACCAAAGAATTTAGTTCCAATTATTGATGCAGGATATCCTGATATTCGTAAGATTATCAATACCTGTCAATTAAATTCTCATAAAGGTGAATTGAAAGTAGATGTTCAAAATCTTTTAGAAAATGATTATAAAATGAAAATATTGGATACTCTTAAATCAAATGATGATAAACGAAATCGTTATATGAAATTAAGGCAAACCTTAATTGATAGTAGAGTGACTGATTTTAGTGAATTATTTACACTCCTATACGATAAGGTAGATGAATTTGCACCAAATAATACAGCTAATGTAATCATTGCACTTTCACAAGGGCAATCAAATCATTTTCAATCCATAGATAAAGAGATTTCTATGGCTGCGTGTTTGATTGAAATAAATAATCTAATATAATGGCAAAAAGTTTATTTGATCACATCAATGCTATTTGTAAAGACCAAAACAAAAAGTATTGGGATACATTAGACGAATCAGATAAAAAAACTTGGAGTAATTACATGGTTTTTAGATTTTTATCTATGAATCCTGATTTTACTCCTATTGTTGCACAATTACAACCCATTCTACAAGAAGTTCCACCAAAGGCACTCTATCTTGCGTTAATTGATATTATACCAAAAGGGAGGTATTTTTTAAAATATATTAAACCAAAATCTGCAGATAAGTATGAGGAATGGTTAGTAGAATTGGTATCAAAACACTATGAAGTATCAAAATTACAGGCTGAAGATTATTTAGAAATTCTTTATGAAAGTAGAGGTGGTAGAGAAAAAGTTAAAGAATTATGTGAGGCGTATGGTGTGGATGTTAAGCAAATTACCAAATTAAAATTGAATGTTTAAAAAAACTTATTA